AGGAACGACCAGCTTCGTGCTAACAATAAGTCGCAAGCTACACAGCTTTTGCAGCAAACAGACTGGGCGACTATTCCAGATGTTTCTGACCCGGCTGTCAGTAATCCCTATCTTGCAAACTCTGCTGCGTTTGCATCATACAGAAATCAAATTCGACAAATTGCAGTCAACCCTCCTGTTGTCGTTGATGCGTGGCCTGTTATGCCAGAAGAAGTTTGGTCTTAATCTAAGGAACAAAAGTGATCCTACCTTTTCTAGCACCACTGCTTGCTACGCTTGCCTCTAACGGCCTCGGTCTTCTTGGTGACGCAATTACCAAAAAGGGCACCCAGTTCGTTGAAGAGAAGCTCGGTATTGATCTGAGCCAAGAAGCCACGCCAGAAGCTATTGCTAACTGGAAGATGGCGGTCATGCAGAATGAAACTGAAGTCTTGCGCATGGCTTATGGTGACATTGCAAACGCAAGGAATATGCAGGTAGAGGCTCTGCGTCAGGAAGACTTGTTTAGCAAGCGGTTTATCTACTACTTCGCTATCTTCTGGTCGCTCTTCGCCGCCGGTTACATCGGATTCATTACGTTTGGCACCATCCCAACTGATAACCAGCGTTTCGCCGACACGATCCTTGGCTTCTTGCTCGGCACGGTGGTGGCTACGATCCTGCAATTCTTCTTCGGCTCAAGCATGGGTAGCAAGGAAAAGGACAAGCGATGAGCTTAGTAACCGTGAATATGTTGCGCTGCATCACAACGCCTGAAATGGCAGACAAGTGGGTAGACGCATTAAACGAAACGTGTGAACGGTTTGCAATTGACTCGCCTTTCCGCATTGCAGGGTTCTTAAGTAATACGGCACATGAATCAGGCGGCTTTAAGTACGTTAAAGAGAACCTGAATTACTCCGTTGCAAGCCTCATGCGTGTCTGGCCTAGTCGGTTTCCGACCGTAGAGGTTGCGCAGCGATATGCCATGCAGCCAGAAAAGATAGCCAATCGTGCTTACTCCGACCGCATGGGTAATGGTAACGAAGCCTCTCAAGATGGCGCCAAATTTATTGGCAGAGGTCTGATCCAATTAACTGGTAAAAATAATTACGTTGCGTACTCCCTTGCCTGCGATAATGAAGCTCTTCAGCACCCTGAAATTGTGGAGCAACCAAAGTACGCTGCCGAATCCGCCGGATGGTTTTGGGATGTTAATAAGCTGAATACACTTGCTGATGCGCAAGACGTAGGCGGTATGTGTCGCCGCATTAATGGGGGCTATAACGGGCTAGACGACCGCCAGATGAAATACTCTCAAATCATGGCGTATTTCAACCAAGCCAGTTAAAATCGGAAGAAAATAGGGTCAGTTATGTTAACCAAACTCCAATTAAAACCGGGTGTAAACCGCGAAAACACGCCATACCAACAGGAAACTGGCTGGTACGAGTGCGATAAAGTTCGTTTTCGTGCTGGAACGCCTGAGACAATTGGCGGATGGGAAAGAATATCTAATAATACATTCTTGGGTATTTGCCGGTCGATGTGGAACTGGATCACCCTAGGTGGCGCTAACCTTATTTCTGTAGGCACAAATTTAAAGTACTACATCCAAAACGGTGGACTGTACTACGACATCACGCCAATTCGCAAGACTACAACCGGAGCGGCTACGTTTGCGGCTACGAACGGTTCTTCCATCTTAACAGTTACTGATGCGGCTCACGCTGTTGTGATAGGTGACTTTGTTACCTTTAGCGGCGCTGTCAGCTTAGGTGGAAACATTACGGCACTGGTTTTGAATCAAGAGTATCAAATTCTTTCCACCCCCTCAGTAAATACTTACACGATTAATGTTGGTGTTACAGCTAATGCTAGCGATGTTGGTAACGGCGGCGCTTCCGTTGTTGCTGCATATCAAGTCAACGTAGGCCCAGAGATTCAAATTCCACTCCTAGGATGGGGCGCCGGTACATGGGGATCTGGAACATGGGGCGTTGGCACATCCTCCGAGAACTCAATACGCATTTGGTCGCAAAGCAACTTCGGCCAAGATTTAATTTTTGGCCCTCGTGGCGGCGGAATGTATTATTGGTCTGCCGGAGGCGGTGGATTAACGACTAGGGGTGTTGCTTTAAGTTCTTTAGTTGGTGCGTCAGATGTACCCACTAAGCAAAACATCATTATGGTTTCCGATGTTTCCAGATTTGTGCTGGCGTTTGGTGCCAACGAACTAGGTAGCTCTATCCAAGATCCAATGTTAATTCGATGGTCAGACCAAGAAGATGCTGCAAACTGGACTCCTGCCGCCACAAATCAGGCTGGAGGACTAAGACTGTCGCACGGATCTGAAATTGTTTCTGCCGTTCAAACACGACAGGAAATTGTAGTGTTTACAGATATGTCTGTTTACACCCTGCAATATCTTGGGCCTCCAGCAATCTGGGGCGCAACATTGCTAGCTGACGGAGTATCTGTCATTGGGCCAAACTCACCAGTTGTGGCTGCTGGCGTTACGTACTGGATGGGTATAGATAAGTTCTATAAATACGATGGTAACGTCACTACGCTTCGCTGCGACCTCCGTCAACACGTATTCTCAAACATTAACTTACTGCAAGGCTATCAGGCTTTTGGTGGAGTTAATGAGGCGTTCAATGAGGTATGGTGGTTCTACTGCTCTAAAAACAGCACAGTGGTAGATAAGTACGTTATTTACAATTACATTGAAGATATTTGGTATTACGGATCAATGGAACGTAGTGCTTGGGTTGGCGCAGATGTAAGTGACTATCCAGTTGCCGCAACTTATAGCCGTAACCTTGTGCAACACGAGCTAGGCGTTGACAACGGAGAGGGTGAGACTGCCGCCTCAATTAACGCTTATATTGAGTCCGCAGAGTGGGATGTGGGTGACGGCGATAGCTTTACATTCATTCGTAGGGTTTTGCCGGACGTTACGTTTAGATCATCTACTGGAGCGCTTGCGCCTCAGTTAACGATGACAATTAAGCCAATGCGTAACTCTGGCTCTGGTTACAACACGCCACAGTCAGAAGGTGGAAGCCCGTCGGCTAACGTTGTGCGTATTGCTCAAGCACCTATTGAGGAGTTTACTGGACAGGTCTTTATTCGAGTACGCGGCAGACAGTTTGTATTGAGATACGAATCGGATCAGCTTGGAACGGCATGGCAGACTGGCGCTACTCGTGTTGACTTTATTAAAGACGGTAGACGCGGATGACAAAGTTAGTCAACCCTCGCGCCCCCGCTTTGCCATTGGCAGAGCCTGCCTATACCCGCGACTTTAAGAACCGGTATTCCAACATCCTACGCCTGTACTTTAATCAACTTGATTCGTTGTTTCAGGCATTACTTGGAACGGATGGTGCGCAGTATTTTCAGTCTCCGCATATTGCTGCACAAAACAACACCAATCAGTACGCTCTTGGCGACAACATACCGACGTTGTTAATATTTGATTCTTTGGATTCTATATCAGGGTTTACCCTAAACCCAGCAGGGTATGCAAGAGCCAATCAAGATGGAGTGTACAAAATTGATTACAGCTTACAGTTTGCCAATACTGACAACATCATCCATGACGTATTTGTCTGGCTGCAAACAAACGGCACGGTTGTTACCGGATCGTCTAGTCGATTTACGTTGCAAGCTCGCAAAAGTGTTGGTGTCTACAGTTACGTCACGGCTTATTCATCTGTTACGTTTGAAATAAAGAAAGACGACGAAATCCGCCTGTGGTGGGCAACAGAAAAGGCCTACAATATAGTAGGTTCGGTTGACGGAGTTTTGATAAAATCATTCCCGGCTCAAACTCTGCCTTACGTGCGCCCCGCTAACCCTTCCGCAATTGGTAGTATTGTGTACGTATCTCGGCTACCGTAGGAAAATATTATGGCAACTACCGATCAAATTGCTCAAGCTTACCGCGATATTCTCGGTCGTGAACCTGACGCTGAAGGATTGAAATATTGGGTGTCTACGGGCGAAGACATTAATAAGATTCGCAGCGACATTCAGATTGGTGAAAATCAACAGATTGCTCAGCTTTACAGAGATATTCTTGGGCGTGATCCAGACGCTGAGGGGTTAAAATACTGGGCGCAAAGCGGTCAAGACTTAGGCACGATTGCAAGCAACATCAACCTAAACAAACAACAATCTGCTGCTCCAGCATATACACCTTTTGATCTCAATGCGTTTGGTAATGGGCAAGGCTCCGATCAGGAGATGGAGTATTACAATGACGCAAAGCTTGCCAATTGGCATATGAGTCGTGGCGATCCGAATGGATACGCTCAGCAGTTTATTAACTCAGCAAACGAGCTTAAAGCACATCTTTCCCAGCCATATAGAGTTGACACGATTACTAGCGGCGGCGGTGATGCCGGCACAAACACAGAAACCGTTCTAGTTACGCCCAGTGGAAATGTTCCTGTTGTTGAGGATCAAAATGGTCAGTATGTTGCGAACATTATTGGTTCCGGCAGCGGTGAAAGCGGCGGATCAAACACAATAGGTGCGACAGTCGATCCTACTGCTATTGCTCAGCAAGAAGAGGCGGCAAAAGAAAAACCTTATGGCGCGGGAGAGGGTCAAGCTCTTGGTTATGAATATGGAATCAAAAACGCTTATGGCGACGTCTATAAAAAATATGATGCGCAAGGAAACCTTACTGAGTTTTTAGATAAAGACGGCAAGTTTCAAAAAGCTAGCGACGTCAAGCCAACTGGCACTCGCTTTAATGCACAGACAGGACAGTTAGATACCGTTTACTCATACGGCGGTAGATCAGATATTGTCGGCAACAGTTACGTGCCGGGTATGTCTCCTTACAAAGAAGATCAGGCCGGCTGGCTTGGTGAGGGCGGCTGGTCACGAGTTGGGGGCTTGGTTGCCGCGGCTTTAACGGCTGGTGCTTATGCCGGCGCATTGGCTCCGCTTGGTATCGGTGGCGCTGGCGCTGCGGTTCCCGGATCTTTTGCGGCTGTAGGCACGGCTGCGGCAAAGTCTGCACTTACAAGTCTAGCTGTGTCTGGGCTTCAGGGAGCCAAACCTGCCGATATGCTTAAGGCCGGATTAACCGGTGCTGTTTCTGGTGCGCTTGGCGCTTATTTGCCAGCATCAGGACTAAGCTCGTACGAACAAATTGCAGCAAGAGTTGCCGGACAAACAGGATTAACTGCGATTACGGGCGGAGACGTTAAGCAGGCTCTGATTTCTTCTGTTTTAAGCTCTGTGATACCTGCTGTCATTAATGAATCCATGCCTGATGACGTGACAAACGCTCTTAATAAGATGCCAGAGTCAGCCAGAAAAGTGTTAATGAGTACTTTAACTAGCTCATTAAGCGGGGCGATACAAGGTCAAGATATTCCAGACGCAGCAATTCGTGGTGTAACAAGTGGATTGACCAGCGTTGCAAAAGACTTTGCTTCCGGCGCATTTAAAGACTTTACAGACTCTGACTTTGCTCAGAGCTTTTCTAATACGTTTGGTTCTAGCATCGGTGAAATTGAAGAGCCCGGTGGGTTAATTCCTTATACTCCTGACAATACGCCAACCAATGTTGCGGACTCCACTTATACCAACGCCGATGACCTAAACAACGCATTTGCAGAGTTATCAAAAGAACTAGAACAAACAGGTGGCCCATCTGCTTTGGAAGGAAGTCAAACAGCCTCTGCAACGGCAAACGATGCTGGCCCCGTTACAACATTGCCGCCTACTACTGTTACCGCAGAATCAGAATATGAAAGGGCATTAAGGCTGTATAACGAAGCAATGCAAGAGCTTGGCAACCCTACAGCTGAATCTGTAGATGATCCCGATTTTCTTGCTGCATTAGAAAGAGTCACTTCGCCGACGGCAACAGAGACAGGCGGTACAGGTACAGGTTCTATATACGACAACCTAGAAGATCCCGGTGGCTTGTACGATGTAATTAATCCAAACACTAGCGCGGGAACAGGCACAGGTGGAACCGGCAGCGAGATTTCCGACCCAGACAATTATCTAAGCGGTCTGCCTTCAGATCCAAGCTATGACGACATACAGGACATCATAAGTGGTGGCACTACTAACACCACAGGATTGCCGGGCGGGTTGTATACCATAGGAACGCCGGGCGCAACAACCCCCGCAGAAGGATTGCTTTCTGCAAGCGGCGAACCTTTGCGTATGGATGCAAGTGTTCAAGACGTTTTTAATAGCATATTAGAAAATTCCAAAGAGTCTGGAGTTGATGCTTACGTTAAAGCTAACGGTGAGCTTGTATCCAATGCTTTGTATAACTCTAGTTTGCGGGGCGGGGCAACGCCAGAACAGGCGCAAGCGATTATAAATAAATTTTTACAAGACCCAAGCAATATAGAATCTTTACGTAGCGACATACGCTACTACACAAACATTGACTTAACGCAGCCAACGCCTGTTGTTGATGCGCCTGTCTTACCAGCGCCAGAAGTTCCAATACCTGAGCCTGTCGTTCCCCCGCTTGAAGAAAAAACATTAGAAGATATTCTTAATGAGGAGTTTCAACCACTTCCTGTTGAGCCTGAAAAGGAAAAAGATACATCAAAAGATCCCGGTGGTGCTGGAACACAGCCTGCGGATGAGCCTACGCCAGATGTTACGCCTACGCCTACAGCGCCGACTCCAACGGCACCGGAACTTACACCAACAGATGCTCCTCCTGCGCCCTCACCAACGCCTACGCCGACTCCGGATGCTCCCACACCTACTGCGCCTCCAAGCACAGGTAATCCTGAGCTAGATAAGATCATTGAGGATACAACTTCGTCAACAACAAGCCCGACGCCATCGCCTAATGTGCCATCCACCACACCGGATGATTCCCAAGCAGCAGATGCTGCCGCTGCTATTGCCGCATTACAAGCCCAAATTGAAGCAAACGAAGCCACGGGCATAGGACGCAGTGAAGCTACAGATCAAGCAATCAAGGATGTGGCGGAAAAACTTGGCACGACAGAGCAAGCAATTAGAGATGCAATCGGTGGGGTGAAGACTGACCTTGCAGGAGATATTGCAGGAGTTAAGACAGACCTATCAAAAGATGTCGAAGGGGTTAAGACAGACTTAACGAAGCTTATTGCAGATAATGAATCTGCCGGCTTAACTCGCGACGAAGCTACAAACAAGGCTATTTCTGATTTAGCAGGAACACTAGGCACTACCGAGCAAAGCCTCTTAGATGCAATCCAAGGTGTTGCCACGGATCTTGGTGGTCAAATAACAGGCGTTCAGTCCGATCTGACCGGTCAAATGGGTGACATTGAAGGTCGTTTAGCCGCACAAATAGCCGCAAATGAAGCCGCCGGCATGGGTCGCGATGAGGCGTTTAGTTCTGCTGTTGCTGGTCTTGGTACGCAGATTGGCGGGCTAGGCACTCAAATCGGTGGAATCGGTCAAGGGCTCAGTGGGTTGCAACAAGGATTGGCTGGACTATCGGCTGGTTTTGGTGCGTATCAAGCAGCGAATGCCAAGGCAGCAGCTACAAAGCAACGGCAAGAGCAGGGTCAACAGCTTCTTAATATGCTAACGTCGCAAGGCAAAGGCGAAGTTAAGAGCGCCCCACTTGCTTCCATCGACTATATGTACGACATCGGTGGAGAAAGTGTTTTTGCTACACCAAAACAAGAAAGTTTATTTTTGTCTCCATTTGAAAATGCACCGGCTCCAGTAGAGGGTGCGATGCCAAAGTACAAATATGCTGATGGCGGCTTCATTGAAGACGATTACACAATTGACGATTTATATAGAACGTTAGGGAGTTAATTATGGCAGAAGAAAGTTCAATATTTGACGATTTGGAAGACCCCGGTGGTATTGGTTACGATACTAGGGACGACATTGGCTTTGGATTTGACTTAAGCAAAATCACAGATGCTGCCGGTAAAATTGACTGGGGCAAGCTTCTGACGGGCGGCGCTGGCGTTGCTGCCGGCATTAGTGCATTAACAGGCGGTGGTGGTGGCTCGCAAAAACCAACGGGCTATCAGGGAAAAGTCCCAAGCTACACGGCCGTGCGCGAGCAATTACCAATGCCTGTAACAGATCCTGCTCGTCGCCCCGGCTCAGCTGGTCGTCGTTATTTTACCGACACGCAATATGTCCCAAAAGCGAATACAACAGGAATTGCAGCGGCTCAAGCAGGCGCTCAACAACAAGCGGCTCAGATTGCCCAACAACAAGCGGCTCCTGTTAATAATGGTGGAGCAGGGTCTAATAACACGAATTGGATGGCTGGAGATGGTGGTTATCGTGGTGGTCATATTCCTAATTTTGCTCAGGGTGGAATTCTTGCTCTTGCACAGGGCGGATCATCTGGAGAACCACGCTTTTTAGCTGGCGGTACAGACGGAATGGCTGATAAAATACCAGCAATGATTGAAGGTGGACAGCCTGCTAAGCTTGGACACGGCGAATTTGTGATTCCTGCGGATGTGGTCGGCGCTCTTGGCAGCGGCAATTCTGAAGCTGGTGCTAAAGTTTTATACGCAATGATGGACAGAATTCGCAAACACGCGCATGGCTCGAAGAAGCAAATTAAGCCTGCAAATCTTAAGAAAACGCTACCGGCGTGAGGTAAATTATGGCAACCGCAGCAACAACAGCAATTACTGCCCCCGTCGATCCGCTTGTTGGCCAACAATCAGGCACAGAATCTTCCCTGTCTAACTGGGCAGGCGATTACGTCACAGGAATGCTCGGCAAAGGTCAGGCGCTCAGCGAGACTCCTTATCAGGCCTACACAGGGCCGTTAACTGCTGGGGCATCTGGGCTACAGCAACAAGCGTTTCAGGGCGTAGCGGGGCTTGCATTGCCTACGAACATGGGTGGATTTACTCCTCAGTCATTTACCTCAGAAGGTACGGCTCAGCAGTACATGAATCCATACCTTCAGGCGTCATTAAACCCACAGCTTGATGAGGCTCGCCGTCAGGCTGAAATCTCACGCATGGGTGATGCGGCACGCTTGTCAAAAGCTGGCGCTTATGGTGGCAGTCGTCAGGCCATTATGGAGTCTGAGCTCAACCGAAATTTAATGCAAAAACAAGCCGACATTACTGGTATCGGATACAACACTGCATATGACAAGGCTGCAAATCAGTTTAACGTTGAGCAAGGGCGCGGAATGGAAGCGCAGGGGGTGACAAACCAATACGGTTTAAGCGCTCTTACCAAGCAAGCGGAACTCGGTGGCGTGCAGCGTGGCATTGAAGGCGAAGGTATCGCTGCTGATTATGGTCAGTTTAAAGAGGAACGTGACTATCCTTTCAAGCAAGTCCAGTACCAGCAATCACTCTTGCAGGGTTTGCCATTAGCGGCGCAGTCGTACACATACAATGAGCCAAGCACTATCTCAAACTTGATGGGTACTGCTGGTGGAATTAGCTCGCTATATAACGCACTGTTTAATCCGGCAAAAACTACAACGCCAGCTACAACGCTTTAAGGAATAGTTATGATCGGTAATCGCGGAATTGACCAAGAAGTCCAAAACAAAGTCGATGCCTATCGTGGCAATCCTAATGCTTTGGCTCAGAAGTATCAGCAGAACCAGCAGCTTATTGAC